AATCCCTTTACTTTATCTACCGCATCTTTTATCGGATCAACGATAAATCTCTTTGCTGCATCAAATTTTTCTTGCGCTGCATTCTTTACAGAATCAAATTTTTCCCGTGCCGTATTGTACATATCATTGAACTTCTCTTTTGCAGAATTATAAGCTGAAATCACTGGATCAATAATATATTTATAAACTAGATTCCATGCCGTAAGTGTATAAGATTGGATTTTGGCCCAATTACCTAGTATCCAATTCGCTAAATCATTCAATTTTTCTTTCGTTGCATTCCACAATTCCTGAACAGGCTGAATGACATATTGTTTTACTAGATTCCACGCTGCGGAAGTATATGATTTCAATGTCTCCCACTGTGAATTTAACCAAGAAACAAGCGTACCGATCTGTTCTTTAACCCAATCCCATGCTTCTTGAACAGGTTGAGTAATATATTGTTTAAATAAGCCCCAAGCAACTTGTGCAGCAGCCTTTATAAGTTCCCACTGCGTACTAAGCCATGTGACTAATTCGCCAATTTTTGCACTTATCCAATCATACGCTTCCTGGATGGGTTGTATAATATATTGAGATATTGCAGCCCATGCAATTTGTGCTCCAGCTTGTATTAATAACCATCCAGCCTCAAGAACTGTAGAGATTAAAGAAATAATTGGATCTAAAACCGTAACAATGGTATTCCAAGTTTCTTGCCAAGATTGTACGAGTGTCCCCCATAATGCAGAAGCTGTTTCAACAATACCCGTCCACAATCCACTAAAAAATTCACCTAAAGGCGACAATATACTATTTGCTAGTTCAATGAATGAAGACCACGATTCTGAAAAATAATCAGTAATACCTGTCCAAATTTCAGATGCCGTATCAGAAATTCCCGTCCATAGATCCGTAAAAAATTGACCAATAGGTTCAAAGAATTCATTTACCATATTTAAAAAATCTGACCAAGCTCCAGAAAAGTAATCAACTGTGGATGACCAACCATCTTCACAAGTTTGAACTATGCTATCCCACAATTCGCCAAACCAATCTTTAAATTCCGACCACTTTTTTGAAAGCCAATCGGTTATTTCTCCCCAGTTTTTCACGGCCCAAATAACACCTGCAATTACAGCTGAAAGACCCAAGATAATTCCCAAAACAGGCCATAATGATAAACTCAGTGCACCAAACGCAAAAGATAACACACCTATCGCAGCCCCTATAGCTGTAATAGCAATTGTCAAGCCTGCAGAAATGGCAACAAAATCTTTAACTGGCCCAGGTAACTTAGAAAACCATTCAGCAAGATCAGAGATTCCTTTTGCAGCTTTCGGAAGAACATCTGCAGCTAAATCGGCAAGTTGTTTTCCTAACGGTTCCAGTGCTGCTTGCGTTTCTCGCAATGCACTTTGAAACTTTTGTCCAAGTGATTCTTCTTGAAGTTTTTTCATTTCATCCATACGTCCATTTACATCACCAAGTCCACCGTTTACATCAGTAAGCCCTAATACCGCTTTCGCGCCCATATCTTCCCAACGAGTGGCGAACAATCCAACACCAATTTGATTTTGTTTGACTTTGTCGTCCATACTTCCTAAATCGCCTATTACAGCTTTGAACACATCAGCGGCTGTTGCTTTACCATTGTTAAAAGCTTCCCAAACACCTTGAGTCTCTTTTGAAAGCCCAGCAAAAGCATCTGCAGTTCCTTTTGAACCGTCTTGTACTTTCTTTCCAAATTCAGCAACTGTGTCATTGATATAATCCAAATTATAAGCGCCGTCACGTGTCCCGTTTGCTAAGATTGTAAACATTTCATCCGCAGTAAAACCTGCCTGCTTAAATAACGGTGCATATTCTGAAAGGTTATCAAACAACTCATCCGAATAATTTAGACCTGCTTGAGCACCGGCAGCAAGTAAATCAAAAGTATGTTGTGTTGATAAACCAAATTGACTCATTAATTGTCCTGCACCACGTGTCGCTTCGTTTAAATCAACATCATACACTTTAGCTAGGGTTAAGACATTCTCCGATGCACCTTTTAATTCTTCATGTGGAACATCCCGCATATTTTGATAGACTTTTATCAGTGAATTATCGACCTCTTCAAGACTTTCACCAAATCCCTTTTTCCACACTTCCTTTGAAATCTTACCCAGGTTTTCAGCACCTTTTTGGGTCAATCCTAATGAAGATTGTATTTTTCTTTGCGATCTATCAAAGTCTATCGCTATACCCACGGTCGCTTTTCCGAGCTCAATTAACTGTTGCGATACTCCTTGTAGCATTTGAGTAGCTTCCATCATATTGTGCAAATCTAATTTCTTTCCTAGTTGCTCCATACCATCTGCGGCTTGTGAACCACTTTGACCGACACTATGCAACGAATTCTCAAATTGCTTCAATGTCGTTTTCGCTTGATTTAATTTCGTTTCAAGTTGCTGTACTTCTGTGGAATTTTCACCATACACACGCTTTGCTGCACTCAATTGTTGTTCTAAGTTGTGGACGACCCTATCAGTCATTTCCATTTGCTGACGTAGTTGTTTCTGCGCTAATTCCAACTTATCCGCTTCACTAGCATTTTGACCTAATTCAGCATTTTGAAGTTTGAATGAGCTTGTTAGTTTCTTTTGTTCTGCTTCAAGTTTCTTAGAATTCTCTTGTAAATCCAGTAAAGTTCCGCGTGCTTCCCTGGCTTCAATTGCTTGCTCGGAAAGACCTTCATTCACTCTTTTCATTGCATTATCAAGAGAAGTTTCAGCACGTTCTGCATCAAGCAACCTCCCGTACATCTTATTGAGTTGTTCGGCGGTTGTACTTGTGTCCTTAGACATAGCTTGATATTCAGCACGTAACATAGCTGTACGTTTCTTGGCTGCTTCCATTTGAATTTCAAGCTTCTTCTTTTCAGCAAGAAGTTTATCAGTCATTGTCGCATCTTGTCCCATTGCTGCAATATGATTTTTATATTCTTTCGCTGCATTATTCATAACCATATTGATTTGTTTCAATGTATTTGCATACTGAACTTGGCCATCCATTTTAAAATTAAGAACAACGTTTCTTTCTTTACTATTCCCAGGCATTTTCTCACCTCATTTCTTATAGGAATGGTGTTTGATCTAGCGTGTAGATTTGTTTTGTTTTCTGCTCATGTAATGCATCCGGATTGTTGTATCTGAGATGCATAATGAATTGTTTCAAAAAATGTGCAGGTGTTATTTTCCAGAAGTCATTCATACTTAAACCAAGCAACGTATTACCAACATAAAAATAAAAATCCCAGTCCAATTCGGACTGAGATTCCTCGTTTTTAGTCAGTATGTTTTTTACTTTTTTTCTTGCTTCAACTTCTCCATATCAGAAGTTTGGAAAGTTTGGCCACTGAAAATTTCGTATACAACGATGAAGATATCAGGTAAATCATTCATAGGAATGGCACCTTTCAATTCAGCTAATGTACATTCTGTACCGCCGCTACGTACCATCGCATAAATTAATGCACGCATCAATTTCGCTTCATTTTCTCCCAGGCTAAATTGACCTTTTCCTAACATATCATTCATTTCTTTTTCAAATTCATGATAGGGTGTTCCATACGCCTCTTCCACATAAGGAAAAGATTCAAAAGTGAAAATAACAGGGATTGAAACATCCTGTATCTTAATGCTGTTTCTAGTTATATTTACATTCACTAAATCACTTAAACGTGCCATAATTGCCCTCCTTATTTACCTGTTTGAGTTGTTCCACCTAGCTGCGCTAGTTGAGATTCATCACAAATTACTTGTTTTAGGAAATCTTCAGCTTTAATTCCTTTTGCCTCTGGATCACCAGTATCTAATTCAGCTTGTGTTACATCATTAAATAACAATGGATCTGCTGTAATTGTGTAAGCAATGTCATCCACAGTCATTTCATCACCTTGTGTTTTCCAAGATTCTTCTACTGGAGCAACCGTACATTTTGGATACCAACGTAATATTTTTGTTCCATCATTTAAAGGAAATACAACACCTACTGCGAACTTGGGATACGCCTTTGCCTTCGCTGTTTCAAAAGACACACCTTTTTTACGTGTTTTGGCAAAGATTTTATCTTTTACTTCACGATTTAGACCAGCAAGATTAAAAGCTAATCCAAACGCTGTATTTTTGACAATGTTAATAATTTTTTTGTTAGATGCCCACTTTGTAAAATTAGTAGAAGTAGTGGAAATCGTTAAATCAGAAATATTCGTTTGTCTATAAACGATATCCTCATAAGTTGGTAGTGCACTAGAAGTTTCATTTCCCTTCATCAAGCACAGATATAAATCTTCTATCCCTACCGAATATTGAATTTCTTTATTTTCAACTGTCATGTATATCATCCTCACATTCTATCAATTATTTTTTGTGCCATAATATCAGCAATTTTGTCACCTTCCGCATCAAAGGTATTCTGGACAAAGTGTTTTCCTTTCACACGACCCTTACCATTTGCTTTTTTATGGCCATGTTCAACTAAATACCAATACCAAGCTTCATCTTTAAACTCCACAGATACACGATCATCTTTCACAACAACCTTTAGGCTATCTCTTAAATGTGTCCGCTTGTTTTTACTGGATGCTTTGATTTTCGGTTTTAATTTACTAGCAAAATACTTTGCTGCTTCATCTAACACATCCAAACTTACTTTTTTATTCACACGTAATAGCGTATTGATATCTTCTAAGGCTTCAGCAAAACCATTGTTATTTGAAGCCATTACTGGATACACCTCACATACGTTATAAACTGCGTGATAGTGTCGTCGTTCTCGTCATAACCCATTCCATCAAATTGAGAATAAGACACGCCTGCTTCGTTAAAGACATCCTTTAATGGCTCATAATCTTTTTCAGTTCCATTTGTGATAACTGCAATTTGATAAAGTGGCATATCCTTTATAACCTTATTAGAAGCTCTTTTCTGTTGCTCATTCACAAATTCATACACAATATAAGGGTAATCTACCCCTGTAGGAGCACTATCACGAGAAACTGGAATTCCAGATTTCTTCATAAGACTTCGCAACTGTTCAAAATTAATTTGCATACGATAGTGACACCTCCATCAATCGGTCTTCTTCCTTCACATAAATGCGCTCGATATTATAAATACGGCCACCAACTTTTACACGGTAATCCTTTTGATTGTTTTCAATCTCCCGATCAATACGAACTTCAATTTTCTTTACAATTTCATTCGTATCTTTCGTTGTAAATTTATCAGTGGCCGTAACTCCAATGTTGTTATAACGAATATTACGTTCTAACGGATATCCCATCACAACTCGATCTGTTTCTGGATCAATTGTTTCTCCTAATTTAAGTAGCTCTCCTATCCATTTGAGTTTATTCGTCTTTCTCTTCATCGGCATAAACCTCCTGGACAAACATCGGTGTTAAGGCATCAAGAGCTTGTTCTAATTCTTTTTCAGCGACCCTGTAATCATAGTAAATTCCAGCGACCATAATAATTAAATACTCGGTCTGTTTGCCTGTTGCATTCTTTACATAAGTCTTTGCTTGAGTGATATAAAAAGAGAGCATGGTTTCATCCATACCCTCTTCCCAATGAATATGAGATTTTAATTTCTCAATTAATTCATTCATAATCAATTAACCTTGAGTTGCTGCTTTTACTTCAAAACGGTAAACAGCGGGTTCAAATGGAGAATAAATCAATTGACCATCTAATAAATTATAGATTTGGAAACCAACTTTATTTGTACCAGCAAATTTTTCAATCAATTTTTGTAATTCCATTGCACCAATAACATCTTGGATATGGAACGCTGAAAAATCACCAAAATATAATACTGGAACATCTGGTTTTCCTTTTACATCAGCCGCATCAGTGAATTCTACAGGATAGCCGGCAAGCGAATTACCAATACCACCCTCTACTTGTGTCATTGGACGTAGTAATGGTAATCCATCAGTAGTTTTCATTTTTTCAATTACTGTTAATGCGGCACGGTTAATAATCCAGCGACCTTTCTTCATTACTTCAGTAACAGGTGTATTCTTCATCTCAACTAATGCATCATACATTTTTTTGACCTACATCCGCTGCTTTTAAATCCACTGGAACAGAAGGTGTGAACGCTACTGCTTTTTTTGCTAACGCACCAGGGTTTTCATTTCCAACATCATCACCATTAAACATAAAATTAATTTCTTTACGTACATAAGCCTTTTTCAGCTCGTCCACAACGATTTGTTCAATAGGAGCACCTGTCATTTTTAATAATTTTTTAGTAACAGTAGCAAGTGCATCGAATTCAGCTGGATCAAGTAAAACTTCATCAAATTCAATATCTGTTGCTACGATTTCATCACTATCTTTACGTTCCTTCTTACGTACATTTGCATCTGCTTTCTTAACAAGAACAGGATATTTCATATCACCTGCTGTCTTATGAACTGAACCATATTTACGTAATAAGTTCTCTTCTTGAGCATACGTGATGATTTCAGAAGCAATTACTTCTGGAATAGTTACTGATCCATTCCCAGCTTCAATACCAAGCGAACGAGCTTCAGCTTCACTAATTCGACCAACTACAAAATTAGCAAACGCTGAACGAATTTCTTTTTCTTTCTTTTTAGTGGTTTTATGTCCTCGAGTAGAAAGACCTGTTGCAATAGCTGCCATTGCTGCACTTCTTTGTTCAGGCGTTAATCCATTTCTATTTTCTCCACCTTCAGTATTGCTAGCACGCCCTTCTCCGCCTTCTCCAGAACCTTCAGTACCAGATCCCTCATCACCTTCTTCATTATCTTCGTTTCCTTCTTCACCTCCACCATCATCTTCAAGATTTGCTAAAGCATCCGCAACTTCTTGTAATTGTTTGTTAATTTCATCAATTTCTTCTTGAATTGCTGGTAAGTCTTCAGCACGTAACTCAGGATTTTCAACCTGTGTACGTAATTCTACTAATCTTTCATTGCTTCTTTTTTGTAATGCTAATAATAATTGTTTGTTCATTTTACTTTTCCCCCAAGATTTGATTTATTTGTTTAATCATTTTCATTCGCTGTTCTACTTCTTTACCGATTTCTTTACCACGAACTAATGATGCTTCAGTATCATCATAAGCTGGTATTGAAACGACTGATATTTCATAAAGTTCTACTTCTTTAACAGTCCTTAATGCTGGCTCAACATTATAATCCCATTCTTCTTCAGTTACCCAAAATCCAAATGAACACTGATTAATATCACCTCTGGACATACTTTCTGCTAAATCACGACCAGTAGAAGTGTTAGGTAATTCAACTTCAAATTTCAATCCCTTTGCATCCTCTTCTAATCGTAAAGTTCCGCTTTTGGTTCTACCCAAAACGTTATCCCAATTGTGATTAAATAAGGCTCTAATATCCCCATTCTCAGAAAGAGCACGAGCAAATGCCCCAGGGGCAATAATTTCATCAAACCAGCCACCAATAGATGTTTTTGAATTAAAAACGGCTGCATAACCAGTTATCATAGAAGGTTGTTCTTCTGTAGCATCTCTAGTATTTAATTTGGTGATGTCAAATGTCCGTGTTTCCTTTGTCTTTGCCATTTCCATCACCTCCCTTCAATGAATCATCAGTTGCGTTTTTCTTACCAATTTCAGTTAAATCATTAGAAATATAGATTGCTTGTGATTCAGGTGTATTTTGTTTTGGGAATCCAAGCATATCTGCAACATTATCTGGTGATGTAATACCAGTTCGAACAATGTTGTAAGCAATATTTGTTTTCATGCTATAAGTAACAAAATCAAGAATATTAATCTTGAATTTAATACGTTTATCCGAATTTTTTCCGAAAAAAAGAAGACTCAAATGGTCTTCAAAATTTTTCATTATTGGTCTAACTGCCTTGTTATGCAAATACATCATAGATTTCTCAAGATCTTCTTTAATTAAAGCTGTATATGTGTCCACATTTATTCCTAAAAACTTACCTAAATCCTTTTTGTATACATTTAGATATGCAAGAGTCTTTTCATCGTCTAGTGGACTTTTAAGTGTTTCTATTGAATATCCTTTTCCAAGTGGAATCATCTTAACAGACCTTGATTCATCAATTGACTCCAATTGATCTAAAATAGCTTTGATTAATATAGACTGTGCACCATTCTTAGGATTAATATGCGCATCCATCTTTAACATAAAGGCTAATAAACCGCCTTTTTTATATTTATCCGTTAAAGTTTTCTCGGCTGACATAACCCCTTCAAGCGTATCCTTCCCTAAATCAAGAATGCCTTTTCCTTTTAAGTGATCTGCACCAATGTTTTTTACATGACGGATCATAAATGATGAAATTTCTTCTCCACCTACTTTAAAATGCTCTATCAATCTATCATCTAATTCCGTATAAACATTTGAAGCTAAATGTAATTGATCTCCATCCAGAACCGGAAACGTTTCACCCTGGAGCAAATAGGTATTAGTCATTAACTTAATGAATTCTGATTGCGTAAGATAGTTATTCGGATTCTTCAACACTTTAAGAGCAAAATCATCTTTAATTTCTTTGCCTTCTTTATCTTCCACAACTATCTCAGCTAACATCATTTGATTACTTATATCTTGTAGCAACTCATAAACATCGCTAGATTCTAAAATATTTTCACTGCTTACATATCTACCACCATAACGAATGCTATTACCTAAAATGGTATCAAACAAACCGCGATTCTCTAACTTTCGATACAAATAATTTGAAAACCGATCTCGTAAACCCAATTTCTCACCGCCTTCCTATCTATAAATCTCACCAATTAATTCATCCATTCCCTCTTCACTCACATCATCCATAATCATCATGGTTTCTTTATGAGCAACTAAAAAAGCAACAAATCCATCAATCTTCTTTTTGGACTGTCGCTTACTAGGGGCTTTCATCCCGTTAATATTTGTAACTACTACAACATTAAGAGCACAATAAACAAATAAAGGATTGTCAGTAATTAAACGCTTTTCATAAATTAGTATTTCTGAATCATCAAGCATTGCATTCATAACGTTTGGATACTGATTTACTGCAATACATTCTAAACCAAGATTTTCAAGCTTCTCTATTAACTTTTGAGACATAGCTGGGTCATAGTTTATTTGTTGCACATCGTATAAATCCATGCATTCAACGATATATTCCATAACTTGATCTTGGTCAATCATCTTCCCATCACAAAACGTAGCAAAACCACGTTCAACCATATCGGTATATGGGACATTATCCTCTTTTTCTTTAAAATCAATGTTTTCATTAGGAAGGAAATACATCTGTTTCACTTTTATAATTGACCTTCCTTCGTCATCGTGTGAAGGAAAGTTTAAACTTACACATGTTAAATCTGTTGTTTTAGATAAGTCTAATCCTAAATAACAAGTTTCACCTGTAAGATCACCCAAATCTTCTACAAGAACATGTTGTACTTGATCGTGCTCAAAATAATTATCAGCGCCATTTACGAAAACATTTAAATGCTTGGAAAGAAATTCAGCTTTTGAATGTGCAGACTGCTTCGCCTTTTTAAATTCAGTCTCAAGTTGTTCCATCGTAACGGAAACACCAATATTCGGGTTAACCATTTCCCAAACTTTACGATCTTCCCAATCATAATTTTTATTCGGTTCCCAGATTGCAACAAATAAGGAATCATCATCATCATTTTCAAGAACAAGTTTCGCATATTTATAAACACGCATACCAACAGATGAAGCACCCTTACCAGCCGTTGAAATATTAAGCATCATTGGTTGTTCACGAGAAATTTGAGCTGACTTTAAGTTATCATACATGTCCATATTTTCTTGTGCATGGAGCTCGTCATTCAACACAAAATAAGGGTTCTTTCCTTCAAGACCCTTCGTGTTTTTCGTTAATACTTTGAATTTATTTTGATATGCAATTCCATTGATGCTATATCGATACATAGCACCACTAACTGTTCCATTCACACCTTTATAAATTTGTGTATGTCGTGCTAGAGGTTC